ACCAGCCATTGCCATAGCAGAAGCAACGTCTGAAGAAACAATCAACACATTACCTTTACCTCTACGAGTTTGTTTTGCAATAACGTTAGCATCACGTTCAATTTGGAAAATCAAACCTTTGAAACGTTCAACTGACCAACGACCGTTAGAGTCTGTATCCAAGTCAAAGTAACCAGCAGTTGTTGTACCATACTGTGCACCGATTTTAGCAGTAGCGTAGATAGTACGGATAACTTCACGGTTAATCTCAGCAAGAATCTCAGTAGATAGAATGTTTGACAATTCTGTTTCAGCATCCAAACCATGGATTGCTTTCAAGTCTTGTGCAAGTTCTAGTGAGTATTCAGCTTTCAAAGCACGGGATTGAGCAGTTACAGTAACTTTCTCAATAGAGAATGCCATTTGATTGAATACTGCATTTGAGTCAGAACCCAAATATTCAGCAATACTTGTTTGCATTGCAGTACCAGTTGTAACAACGTTTGCAGATGCTGAACCGATAACAGCAGTTTGTGTATTAGATGTAGTATCATTTGCTGAGGTAGCACCTTGGAAACCATATTGGTTGAATATGGAGTTGTTACCAGAGAAGATTGTATTAGCTTCGTTATAAAATGCTTCAGTACCTTGTTGATTTGTATAACGAGCACGCATTGCAAAGATTAGACCAGTAGGTCCAGTCATTGGTTGAACACCTGCAACGTCATAAGCAATCAAGTTAGGTAGTGAACGGCGAACCAAACTGATTAGGATTGGATCAAAGTTGCTGATACCAGAACCTGTAACGTTAGTTGGACCGCCATCAGTTGTCTCATTCAATGCCATGCGGTCTTGACGCATTGCTTGATGTTGGTTTTCCAAAACAAGAGCAGTAACACTTCTCTTGTATGGGTCTGTGATGGCTTCTAGTTCTGGATGTTCCAAAACAGGTTGCCATTTCTTTTGTAGTTCTTCTGTCATATACATGTGAATATCTCCTAAAATGTGAAATCTTTTTATTTATTATTTTTTGGATTCTTACTTCTTGTTAAGAATACCTACGACTTGTTCCATCAAAGGATCAGCAGAACGTGAGGTTCTCTTTTCTTCTTCAATTTCAACTTCGTCATCCAAAGCAGAATTGTCTGCAACCTTTACGTCAGTTCTAAAATATGATTCTTTTAGAGTTGACAATTTTGCCGCAAATTCTTCTTCTGTAGTAAATTCTACACTCTCTGCGAGTGATTTTAATTTTTCTACTTGAGACTGCGATAGGCCTTCACACGCTGTGTAGATTGCCTCAATTTTTCTTTGTTCGTTTAATTCTTTTGACAAGTCAATGTTATAATTGATTTGTTCGTTTAGTTGTGATTCCAATTCGGCAACTTTTTCTGCCATTTCGCTCACAACGTCTACCTTGTCTTCAGGAATATCAATATAGTGTTCGATGAATAGGTTACGCAAACCGCCAATGAAGTCTTCAGCAATCTCAGAACGTAGTCCTGTATCAATTGCCAATTCGTTTTCCTTCATGTATTCTTCTGCAATGTAGTTCAAATAGTCATCAACTTTAGATGCCAATTCTTCTTTTACTTGTTCTACTGCTACTTCGAATTGCTCAACCAAATCTGCTTCTACTTGTTCTGCAATTTGTTCGATGCGTGAATTTACAGCAGCTTCAAAAATTGTAGTTGCCTTTTGTGCAAATTCTTCGGAAAGGTTTTCACCTTGCAACAAAGCACGAATGTCATCAGACATATCAAATGATTCATTGTGACCTGTGGATTGTGAACCAGCTGTGTGTGAACCATCATAGTGTTGGAATGTAGCACCTTTATTCATGCCAAATGTATTTTTTGGCAATGCTTCTGCTTGACGGTCACGAATCTTTTCGTATTGATTGCCATTCAACTGTGTTGGATGCATAACATCTTTACGACCCATTGTTTCTTGTGGTTGATTTTTTGGTCTAGATGCGCCAACTCCATCTTTTTCTGCACCAACGGGTGGTGTAGCACCTGGAGGCACTGCTGATGGTGTACCTTTTAGATAATCAGGCAATTCATCATCCATTTTTTGTGGATTATGGCCAATGATACCTGCATCGTGTTGTCCATATGCAACTGCAGCTGGCAATTTAGCAATGCCAACCTTTTCAGGATTGTGCAATTCTCGTTGACCTCTTTTTGCTGCAATGTTAGAATCAAAAGTTTCTTTAGATCCTTCTAATATTGCACTAGCGGCTTCAGACAGTTTAAAATTTTTTGACATTTAAAAATCTCCTTGATTTTGTATTTGGTATTTATTGCTTATAGTTTTTTCATGAAGTTTTCAAATATGCGAAGACTTACTGCTTCGATATCCGCACGAGAAGCAGTTTTGATTTCTCTAATTGCTTGTGCGTGTTCTACTTCAGTCCAAACACCATCGACCAACATCCATTCTTTTCCTTCCATAATGCCTTGAACAAAAGCTCCAGGCGCAGAAGGGTCTGCTACAATATCTGCCGCTGTGGCCAGATAAAAGTCGGGCTGTACAATATTAACACCGTTAACATTCTTTAGTGAGCCCATACCCCTTGAAGAAACACCTAATTGTGCACCACCTTCAATCAATTGGCGTGCAATGCTACCCATTGGCGTTTCTAATATTTTTGCTTTACCTATCCATTGTGTACCCTCTTCACGCAAACCAACAATCATATGTGATACACGGTCGAGATTAATTGTAGGAGAATCTGGATGTCCTAATTCACCAAAGGCACGGTTTTTATTTATATATTCTTCTGTATATCGATGGACTTCTTTTCTCATCGTATTATATTCGTATAAACGACCGTTTTTGTTTTTCTTTTCTGCCACCAAAAAAGGACCTTCAATGAACAAAGATTTTTTACCATCTTTGTCTTCCGTAAGGTAATTTACTGTTTCGTATATCTCTTTAATTAGTTTCATGGTGTTACTCCATAGGGAGAATAATTGAATGCTGAAGGATCATTGAACTGACCACGTTGATAGTATTGATTTTCTTTGCGTAATTCAATAATTAATGTATATGCACAGTTAGCCGTAAGGCCATATGTTGTAACACCAATATCACCTGTTGCATTTGGTGCATTGTTTTTAATTGATACCATACCTTGGTCTTCAGAATATTCACCACAAAGATCCATATTCATAATTGGCACACTATTCGCAACATCAGTACCGTTGCGGCTAGTCCAATATAATTCAACATAACCTTTTTGTTGTGATGCAATATTATAACCAATTCTTGTAATAGTTAAACCATAATAAGTTAATGGTGTACCATTTGGTATAATGTTGTTATTACTTGTTAATGCACCACCTAAACTATTTGCTGTAATACGATATGCATTTGATTCTTGGCCAGTACCATCAAAATTAGCAGTCAATTTAATGACTGCTTTTTCTGTGGTGTCTCTTAGAACCTGATAAGTATAAATGTTTGCCATGTTTATTCCTAATGTTACGGTGTAATTTTGTATTGACCGTAGTTGAATGCTGCAGGTTCTTGGAACTGACCACGAGCGTACATTTGATTGTTTTTACGCAAAGTTAAAATTACTGTATATGCAGAATTTGCTGTTCCACCTACTGTAATAACACCTAAATCACCATTACCACCTATTGAATTATTTACGATAGATGGTAATTGTTCGCCTAATCCAAATTCACCTTGTTGATTCAGATGTAAAATTGTTCCTGAATTTGCATATTGTAATGATGTATTTGCACCTTGGCCATTCCAATATAATTCCACACCACCAACAGTATTTGTTGGAAAATTAACAAAATATTTAACTCCAGTTAATTGTATATCGTAATAGGAAAGAGCTGTATTACTTAGACTTTGTGAAGTGCGTAATTGTGCACCATTTGCATCTAAGGCAAAAGCCAAAGTATTAGCCTGAATACGAGACCCATTGGCTTCTTGGCCAGAGCCATCAAACGAACCTGTAATCTTAATCACAGAATCTGTTTGTGTATCTCTTAATACTTGGTATGTAAATTTATTTGCCATGATTGCCTTTTGTCAATGCCATTAAGTATT